CTATTACAAATATTACACTTGTAGTATTTAATACCGTCGAACGTGTAAAGTATTATTACTTGACAGATGTATACTGGAATAATTCGCCATACGCTGAATATCTTAACCGGATATAATTGTCTGTCAATACTTAATTGCACCACTACAATTCAATACAATTATGCAAATGCATTAAGCACCTATACAATATGTACAAATTAAGCCATTGCTAACTGTGCACTATTTTCACTATCATTGCACTAAACAAGAGTTTACCGCAGAGATATATAATAGTATACATAGACAATGTAATTATCACCTACTATACGTAGACATATACACCTGTTTATTGTGCATTTTTTCATTACCCATGACCAGGGTATATTTACATTTTGAGACTGTTTTCACATGTCGGAAAGCCACATATCAGTTCCACTCACACATCAAGTTGAAATTTCAACCTCTTTTATTGTAAAATCAGTCACATATTGCATCTACAATTTGCATAATTGTCAGACGTGGCAAAACCATCATAGCTTCATATCTCAACTAAATTCCCATCATTTCCATCATCTAATTGTCTATACAATTCCCAAAATAATACAAAATGAGTTCGTGAGTGAGTTCGAAGGAACGCTTATAAAATATGGCCAAATTGAATTTACAGACAATTCAAAATCAGCACTTTTCACTCTCAGAAGTCAAACAACCCCTTATAAAATAAGGCTTATTACGAACTCACCCACTTTTTCTAAAAAATCACATCTCTGATCTCTCTCCCACCATCACTCCCACACCCAACAAACCATTACAGGATAAGCATTCGTTTCCTATATAATGTAAAAAATTATCATATCTACCGAACTCATCATTTTCACATCTAATAATCTTCCTAACCAATTGTTTGAAAATATAATTACAGATAAACAAAGAAAACTATTGACAACATAATCAGCAAGTGTTATGATTCATACAGGCAAATAAAGAAAACCATAATCGCGCCACAAGGAGGATTTAAATGAAGATTATTAGATTCACTAACCTGTTACATATCAGAAGTAATTTGAAATTACAGACCTTACAGAGAAAAGAAATACCTCTATCTAAGATCACTATACCACCAGAAATGTTATCTCACCCACCTAGAGCAGAAAAACTAGCAGCAAAGTATACATATTACATTCGTACCGGTGATTTCTTATCTCCAATCACCATTGATAAGAAGAATATCCTGATAGATGGCTACATTACATATTTAATTGCCAAGATGATGGGATACAAAACTGTAGAAGTGAAATTTGCAAAATAAAAGGAGGACATTACTATTAACAATTTTGAATTGGTAACGACAGAAAATTTTGAGGAAGTTGAATGCAACTTCTACAAAGGAATCAAAGGAGAAATTTTACTTACCAGAGAACAGATTGGTTCTGCATTAAGATATGCTGATCCACAAAAAGCAATTGATAACATTCATTCACGACACCAAAACCGATTAGATGAATTAAGTACAATTCACAAAGTGAGGGGTAAGACTGGTCAGGAGTACAATACTACATTCTATACACAACGCGGAATTATGGAAATATGTAGATGGTCAAGGCAACCAAAGGCAAATGAATTTATGGATTGGTGTTGGGATATTATTGAGAAATACCGAAACGGAGAATTGAATTCTAACAACAATACGATAATCACTGCTCTCTCATCACTAACAGAGGTAGTTGCTACATTAACATCATCTGTAGCAGCTATGCAACAAGATATTACAGAGGTTAAGCAGTCTCAGCGAAACAGATTTTTGTCAGATACAAAATATCCTAGTGCATGGTATAAGAAAATGAAACCAAAATATGAGTTGCTAATGGACTATTTTGATTGTTCCAGAAAGGAATTATATTCCAGCATTTACAAAGAACTCGAAGATACATATGACATTGATTTAAATCAGATTTGCGAGGATTACTGTTATGACAACCACTTATTAAAAGACGAATGTTATCCAATGGATGCCATTGAACATGATCAGCAACTAAGAGATGCTACAACATTACTGATTGATACAACTCTTGTTAAATATGGATTACAGACAGAGGATCAAATTAAAAACTTTAAGAGAACAACTCTATTTGATACACCAGTAGCGGAAGTGAGTTAGTACATATGCAGAATTATTACGTTAGAGATGGTACTTACTAGAAATGTAATACCAAAGAAAACTAGAGGAATGAGCTGAAAGCGAATTCAATATCGAGTTGATTTATCAACGAGATATATGTCTGTCTTATTTAATGGAGTCTATTTTATTTCAGTTCGGTTGACGTACCCAAAAGTGACGTCAAAATTTCAAATACGAAAATTGGACGTACCCAAAAGTAGCCTCAACTGAACTCTCGCAGGAGGAAAGAAACTATTCAGAACTATGCAAATAAGAGGGAATATTTCACCAGATTCCCCAACGAGTATATTCAGTGTGATATTAAAGCTAAATTCGGAGTAAGCCGTAAGTTTTACATTGCTTACATATTAATTGACAAATACAGGTCTTACGAAGATTACAGTTGGATTACTGTAAAAAAGATACTTGAGTTTTATGGCTATAAGACAACCAAAAGAAAACCAAAAGCATTTAAGGAAATATTGGATGTGTTGGAATATATGATAAATAATCAAATGATTGAGATAGATCACGATTTGGATTCTATTACATATGATACGGGCATCGAGATTAAGATAAATCCTAAAAATTTTGATTACCCAGACAAATTTGTAAAGATAACTTCTTCTCAGCTCCAAAATATCATGATGACCGATTCATCTATAAATAAAGAAAATTTGCTAATGGCCTTCATTTATATAAACTCATATATTGGCTGCCGTCCAAGAAATCCAGATGGTAGTGAAATTATGAGCACTCCAAGAGATCGTCCAGAAGCATTTTACAGAAGCCTTAAAAATATGGCTACGGATTTGTCTATGTCAAAAGATACTATTAACCAGTGTCTAGAGTATTTAACTACCACTACTACTGTTAAAGAAGCTTTACTGATAAAGAAAGAAGTCGGTAGCATTAAGTTAGATGAAAAAAGTCCACCTCAAAATGTTCCAAACATATATGTTCTCAACAAGAATAATTGTAGGCAGGAAATTGAGTGGGCCTTGCAGAAAATGTTAGAAATGTATAAGGTTGATAATTTTGATGAATTTAAAAGAAAACACTTAATTTTACAGGAGGTAACATGCAACAGATCAACATTAATGAATTGAAACCACACCCCCGCAATAATGAATTCTTCGATGATATGTCGGGCGAAAAATGGAAAGAATTTTTAGATTCTGTTAAATCACGTGGAGTAATTGAACCCATTGTAATTACACATGACAAAATGATTGTGTCGGGACATCAGCGAGTCAGAGCTTGTAATGAACTTGGAATAAAAACGGTTATGTGTGATTTACATGCTTATGACAATGATGACCAGATTCTTCAAGATCTACTTGAAACCAACATTCGTCAACGCGGCGATGTTGGGGGTTCTGCCAAAAAAGTTGGATTGAGAATTAAAGAGCTAGAACGGTTGTATGGAATTGAACATGGCAACAATCAGTACTTAAACGGATACGAAAAAAATTCATATCCTAAAACACAAGAGAATTTGGCCTCCGATATGAATATGGATGTTCGCACTTTGCAAAACTATAAACTCTTAGCTGACATGATTCCAGAACTTTCAGATTTAATAGATACTGGCATTGTAACCAAAACTACCGCATTGGCCATGATGAGAAACTTATCAGAGAAAGAGCAAGAAGAATTAATTACTTCTCTTCCGTCTGACAAAAAATATACTCAAAAGCAAATGGACGAAGAAATACAAAAATATAAAAACAGAATTAGCGAGCTTGTTCAGAAAGGCACAAAGATTGAAACAGTGCAAATTCAGGTGGATAAACCAGAAACTTTAAATAAAATAAAAAACCTGGAAGATAGACTTGATAAGAAGACTAAAGAAAACGAAAAAATGTCATCTACCCTGATTGAAAAAGAGAGAATGATTAATCAAGCAATTGGAGTAAGCACAAATTACCAACTTACTTCTCATTGTAGCGAGATTACATTAAAAATGCTCAATTTTGTAAAGGAAATGGCTCAATATGATTACATGGCTGAGAGTTTTAATGAGATACCTATTGCTACCCGTATAGAATACGAGAAATGCATTAAATCTGTAAAAAAATGGGCAGAAAGAATTTTGGAAACTATTGACACCGAAAAAAATATTGTTGAAATGTAAAGGAGAATTTATTTATGAGGAACGAATTGGAAACAAGAGTATCAAGATTGGAATTATTAACTAAGAGGCTTGGCCAATCAGACCAGATTACTAATGAAGTAATTCGAGATTTAGCCGACTGCATATCTGATGAAATCAAAGGACAAGTAAAAGAAGAAATTATAACTATGAGTAAAGAGATTGAATCAAATGTTATCACAACAGTTGGTGATACTATTGAAACAACTGTTAAAAAAGCGGTTGATGAAAGAGGTCTTAATCGTAGAGAAATGAACAATTTGACAAATGCAAGGAATTTTAGATTCAGACAGTTACTAGGAAATCCTAATTCTGATAAATACATATTACTTATTTCCTTTTATCAGGGGGCAATGGTAAAAGAATATCGCAAAATGTTTGATTGTTCAGCTTATGGAGACATAGAGGCCACAAGATATAAAGACGCACTGGAATATATTAAAACATTTGATGTTTCTCAAAGTTATTACGATTGGGCAATTGAAAAACTCCATGAACAATATCGAGATGGAGAAATCGAAAAAAGAAAGAAATTTAACGCTTATGAGCGATTCTTTGGCATTAGAGTAGCGTGAAAAGGAGAACTAAATATTGGATAAAGTTTACACCATGACGACTTGCGGCTACACAATGCCGTCAAGATCAGAATTACATAGAGAATTTGCAGGAGTTATATCAGAAGCAGATTTTGATACAACAACACCCAGTCCATATAGGATTATTGAGAGAACGTCCGCAGAGATAAGAATCAAAAATAAATATTACAAGGAGATTATGAATTATGGCAGAAAATAAAGAAAACTGCATCGAGTGGCTCACGGGACAGGACAAATGTAGTTGTACCATATCTCATCAAAAGTATATTTCAAAAATCAAGAATCTGGCTGAGAAGTGTCCAGATGATGTAAAAATCATAGCTGAAAATGACGATGGTACTATTTACGTAAGAATGCCACTGAAATATGCTATTAAATTTTCGAAACCTAAAACCGTAAATTTAACAGATGAGCAAAAAGAAGAATGTGCGGAAAGAATGCGACGTGCCAGAGAAATGAGAAACAATATGTAATTTGTAATATACAGCTCACAAAATCAGGATCAATTTAGGCTCAGAGCATATTTGCCAGTAAAATTATCGACTCCACCACTAAACGCCGAAAACACTATTAAAAATTCTATATAACCAATAAGGAGGATTATAAATGCTTACATACAAAAACGAGGGCGAAACTATTAGATTTGATTATGCTGATGCATTAGGTAGACCGGTATGCGATATCATTGCTACTTACTTACCCTCCCGCGCTGACCGAGATAAGTTTACAGTTAAAATGGAACTACGAAAGAAGGTGGATACTCCATATGAAAAACAACAGGAATTCAAACACCTAATCGATACGCAGGACATCAATAGTACAAAAGCAACAATAAAAAGTGATATCGCAAGAGTGGTTGACATGATGATTAAATCGAAAACCATAGATGCCTATGTCAGAGACTTTTCTAATGGTATTGCATTAACAATCGAGTGGATGAAAGAAATTGCGTAGAGTTACAAAGGGAGGGATTTAGTGCTAGATAGGCAAATTCACATGTATTCTATAGACACTGGACATTTTTTCATAAAAAGGGAAAAGAAATTATATCGAAGAAATGTCTACTATAGAACGTTGAGAAACAGGGAACAAGATAAATTAAAGCATTTAATAAAAGCATTATTGGAATTAGGTTATGACATAGAGAGTATTAATTGCAATATCAATAATTCAAATCCTCCAACTATTATGCAAGAGTATTTGAATGTTAAGAATCGCATTAATAAATACAAAAAAGAAGCTGATATATCTAAACAGTGTTTAATAAAACTTTTAAACAATCGTGTAGTGCACAACGTAATTAGCAATGGTAGAGACCATATAAGAGTGCTAAATAAAGATGATATTTCCACTAAAAATATTATCTCGGCATTTGAATCATCGTTATCGCGTATTATCGGACTCGAAAACAACCGTTTAACCGATGAATTAATAGTCGTTCAGATATATTATTTTGACATGTTTAGAGATATATGCAATTTTGGCTTTTACTTCAACGAAGAAAAATACATATATTTTACCTCATCCGCTGGACAGATACGTACAAAAAAAGCAGTATTTATCAAGGAATCCACTTATTTGCGGCATGAAAAAACTATCATGTGCGGACTCACAATTGATAAAATTAACTTAAAAGGTGGGAATAACGTAAATAAACATCTGGCTTATACGGCACTTAGTAATTCTGCCACTGACATATGGGATGACTTCGATATTGATAAGGCAATTGTTATCGAAGATTTTGAAACAGAAGTATTTGGTACATACGACCTAATAAATGATGAAGATTATACAATTCAAAGAGTGTCAGATTTTGTCCCGATTACCCATACTGATGGCGCCGGTATGATTCTTGCCGGTAAAAATAAGATGTGTAGGTTGCCATGGATAAAGGGGCTGCTTGGGGTGTTTAATTTTAAGGCTTTTATTTTGGAGAACAACTACTCTCCTGTCGTTCCAGATATTTATGGAAAACTACATGATATTATTGACGAAGATATCCAAGTCATATTTACAAAAAGTCAATTTAAGATGTGGAAATTTTACGATTCCTGGGATCAATATAAATACTATTTCAAAAAATACGGGTGTACGGCAGGTGTTTGTAATGTAGAGGAAGATAGAATAAAAAATGCAACAATCAACTACCAGATGCTTCAGACGCTAACTGACGTTACAGATAGTGATTTAGAATATTTGTGTTCTAAGTCACTGAATCGACTGAATAATATTTGTACTTCAATAGATGGCATTAATAACGTATTTGGTATTACTCCTTATAACAATAATATGACTTCTTTGCAAAAAGCAGTGAAGATGTATCCAAATTTACTAAACGACGAATATATGAAATCTGTCATTCGCGGGATTAAGGACAGTTTAGTGAATCAATATAAGGCCGGTAAATTGGAAGTAGAGGGAAAATATACATTTTTACTACCAGATTTTTATGCAGCTTGTGAATATTGGTTTGGGAATATTATAAATCCAAATGGGCTGTTGGACGACGGAGAGATTTTTTGTTGGTTGTTTAAAAATAACGACCACATTGATTGTCTACGAAGCCCACATTTGTATAAAGAACATGCCATAAGAAAAAACGTTGCCCATACCAAGTTGATTTCAAAAAATGAAAAAGTACATAGGTGGTTCAATACAAATGCAGTATATACAAGTTGTAAGGATTTGATAAGCAAAGTCTTGCAATTCGATGTTGACGGCGATAAAACTCTCGCCATAGCAGATGAAAAGTACGTCGAGATTGTAAAAGAAAACATGAATGGAATCGTTCCCTTGTATTACAATATGAGAAAAGCGGCCCCTCAATTGCTATCGGCAAAATCTATATATGATGGATTAATAGCTGCTTTTACTGGTGGAAACATTGGACTATACAGTAACAATATCTCTAAAATATGGAATAGCGACGTTTTTATTAATGGTTCAGTTGAAGAAAAGAACGCTGCAATAGATATAGTTAAAATCCTGTGTATGGAAAATAACTTTTGTATAGATATGGCAAAGACCTTATATATGCCCACTCGCCCTCGAAAGATGAATAAAGAAATTCTTAGCTTTACAAGGAGTAAGCTTCCGCTATTTTTCAAGTATGCAAAAGATAAAACAGATGATCAGGTTGAAGAATTTTTACCTACGACAGTTAATAGGTTAGGGAAATTGATTAAAAATCCAAGGTTGAATTTTAAACAGTTGAAAATAGAAAAGCCAGATTATAGATTGCTAATGAATAACCCATATATCAACATTGATGATAAGGTTATAGAAACTTACAATTCAAAAAATCAGACCTACCATTTTAAAATTAATATGAAAGATGAAAATGTGGATAACCTTGGCTACATATCTCATGAAATAAAAGCTGCTTTATCAGAAACCGGATATTCAGATATTGAATTATGCGACATGTTGATAAAATACTTATATGAAAAAGAGAGTAAAAGCAAAGAGGCTTTATGGTTTTGTTATGGTAATGTCATTGTTGATAATATGGAATTTAATTTAAAGCCTAAAAAAACAAAGTTTATTCAGTGTATTGATTGTGGCAAGTGGGTTGAGGTTGATTCTCAAAATACGACAGCCTGTCGTTGTGATGAATGTCAGAAGAATTATAGAAAAAGATACAAGGCAATTAATGAAAGAGAACGCCGTATGAAAAAGCGTGGACTTAGCTTCTAAAATTAAAAAAGCCCGATTTATTCGGACTAAATTTCACTTGATAAAAACTAAAAAGTCCGCATTCCTCGGACTAAAAAATATCCTCTACTATGGAGAGACAACTAACCAGCGACCAGAAAATAAAGGAGATTAAAAATTGAATTTATCATTTACAAATAACAGCTGTAACGTCTATCAAGCAACTAATAATAGTGCGACGGGTGGTGATTGATCACTTGGTAATCAATGAAGATCAGCTGATAAAAGATATTGCCTATAGCGAAGGCATAAATGTAGCAACAGTCCGTAAAGTGATTAAAAGGATGGAATATACAATATTTGACTATTTGTCATTCGCTTCACCCGTAGAAAGTGTTACTGTTAAGATTATAGATGGTTTAAGCGTAGAAAGCAAGCATATTCCAGAAAAAATATGTAAGCATCCCGAAACTCAAGAAGAAATAACTGCTCCGAGTAGACTGAGATGCAAACCAAAAATCACTAGATATTTTAACAGAAAATTAAATTCAGACAATACATAAAAAATTTTATATTATCGTTTCTCATAAGTCGTTGGTCGACTTACATTCGGTAAGTTGATTAACGACACCTCTTCAATAACAATCGGCTCATGAACGGAAACTGTATCAATAAAAATAAACTAACTCGTGAAGGATAAGGCTGGGTTCCTGAATGGGAGTAGGTAGCAATACCAAGAATTCCTTTGCCCCTGGGGTTAGTTTGACAGTTTAGAAAATACCCGTTTTATGCGGTTATTAAATATGCTGTTAAGGATAGAATGGGCAGCTATCACGCCTTATCATTCATAAGGTCTTAAAGAGATGTCGGATACGCCTCCCGGCTAACAGTATAAATATTAAATCAAACAGAGTGCATCGTTCACAGATACGATTAATAAATGCTGTTTTAATAGAGACAACTACGAGTTGTGATTACTCGTCAAAAGTACATCGCTCTGCACAATAGCGGTTTGATTTTAACAACTGGAGTAAGTCCAAATTATTAATAAGAATTGATCCGACAGCTCAAATAAATTCATTTTCAGGGTATGAAATCCCAACGAAAAAGAATTAAACCATAAAAATTCATAATTTAAAGGAGAAATTTGTTCAATGAGAAAAATTAGTATCACAGAGGCACTTAATGAATTGAAACTTTATGATTCCAAAATCTCTAAGGCAATTGGAAATGCGAAACTCGTTGGAGCAGCAAAAAAATCTTCTGATAAAGTAGGTGTGGTCACTAAAGAAGCCTTTATTGAGAAGTCTAAGGCCTCCTACCAGTCTATAACCGATTTGATTGAAAACAGAAACTCTCTGAAGTCAGCTATTGTTAAGTCAAACGCTACCACAGAAGTTGAAATTGCCGGTAAAAAAATGACTGTTGCCGAAGCTATCGAAAGAAAGAATTCAATCCAGTATGAAGTGGATTTTCTCACCGAGATGAAGCGGCAGTATGCTACTTCTACAGATACTGTAGCTAAAGAGAACAAAAAGGTTGACAATAAAGTCGATGAGTTGTTACAGACATTGGTCGGTAAGGATTCTGACAAAAAGATTTCCAAAGAAGATCAGGAAAATATTGAGAAACCATATAGAGATAAAAATGAGTTTGAGTTCATTGACCCGATTGGAATCTTTGACAATATGATTGCGCTTGAAGCAGAGATTGATGCTTTTAACAGTAATGTCAACACTGTTCTTGTTTTATCCAATGCTACAAATTTCATCGAATTAGAGTCATAATTTAAATCATTGCAATTATTACGAAAACCATAAACTTACGCTCCGTCACCTATGCGGACAATCATAGGTAAAATTTAATGCTAAGAGGAATTAACTCTTACTATTATATAACATCAAATACATATTCAAGAATATGAAGATGGTTATCAAATAGTGGATAACATTTGAATGATTATATTATTGATGAGATATTACAGTACGCCGTAGATGCGTTTAATATCCATACTAATACATAATAAAAATTCAAAAATCAGCACTTAAATTTTAAATGTTAATTTTCAAACTTCTTTGTTTGTAAAAATTAAAATATAATTACTAAAATTCGATAGAACCTCTGATTGAGTTTAGTCGTGATGCGTAATTGGCGCTATGGTTTGCACAGAGCTGTTATAATTGCAAATAAATAGTTAAACCGATCTACATATACAGTCTTTGTTTTAATGAAGTATGTTTTATATGGGCGTCTAGGTCTATGGATGACCCTATAGTTATAATAAACTTCACTTTCCGGAAGTGAATTAATAAAATAGGGTTTTGCGATTTAACCCGGCTAGTAAAAAATCGAAAATGTACAAAACTCAACTTGGGCGGCTGACCTCCGCCCTAATTAAGCACCGATATGCAAATGGCTGAAGCAAGCAGTCTCCAAAACTGTGACCCATGAGGTAAACATTGTTTGTTCAAATCAAACTCGGTGTGCTACTCTCCTCTCCGGAGAAATTTAAAACGAAAGCGAGTGAAATATATTTTACCAATAAGCAAGAAGGAAGCAAAATATCTTGAATTTTTAGGATTCAGATACTCTGACCACAAAAATTATTACGAAGCAGATCTATGTCATTCTGCAAACAAGCGTCACAGGAAGTACTATGCTGCTCCAAAAGTCGCTGTTATAAGAGCATTAAAAGCCATTCGTGGCGAGTAAATGGTATGGGTGAAGAATACCGTGGTTTCATAATACAACGCACAGAAACGGGTTTTAGAGTGTGTAGAAGCGATGTTAACAAATCTCACATACATTTCAAAAACTATCACGCTGCCAAAAGATTAATTGACAATGTAGTAGATAAAATAATCCCACGTAGAGTAGGCAATTACTACCTATCATGTATTGTAAGACTGACTAAAAATGAGAAATATAAGGAAAAAGTAGAACAACTTCTTGAATGTAGGAAAAGTAAATCTCGGCAGAGATATTTTAACCCTCACAAGAAGTCTTTTTAATTTGGAGGGAAATATTATGGCACTATGCGTAAAAGAAACAAGCAAGACAGATTTTAAGATTAAAGGCTGTACAGTATCTGAAGGAAAGTTCTATGATGAAGGAAGCGAAAAGAATCTGATTGATTTATTGGTAAAGACTTTCGGTGAAGGTACTGTTTTTGATTTGGCTGCTACTACAAAGGTTGACGAAGAAATTGACATCAATGCTGTCAATGAAGATGAATAAGGGCGGTGAATAATATCGTTGATTTAAAGAAAGCTGTTGATGAGACTGAATTACAATACATATGGCGTTTAGGCTCTGCCAAAGATTCCGGTACTCTTGATATCACATGGCCCAATTTGACAGAATTGTTCAATAAAGAGTTAAGAGATGAAACAGAAACGTGGACAGAATCAGCATATCGTAAGAAATTCCAGATGGCAAAAGCTTTTTATGATGAAGTATTTTCAAAAATGATAGATGAGCAATACAGTAAAGAGGTGCAAGTTCAGCTTGATGAATTATATAAGATTAAAAAGCAGGTGTCTGATCAGAGACGATTGAAAAATCGGGATTTAACGCTTGAAAGCAGATTTGATCACTTGTGTACCGAAATGCTAGAGGTTGCTAAAGATCTAAACAAATTGAAACCGCTAAAAGTTAATAAAGAAATCTGTTTCTCTTCTGGCAGAGAAGCCGTTCTCTATATTTCTGATTTACATTATGGACTAGTAACGGATAATATCTGGAATACATACAACATTGATATATGCGAAAAAAGATTAGAGAAACTTATTGATAAAACAAAACAACATTTAATCGAGAATGGTGTCTATAAGTTGCATTTGGTAATCTTAGGGGACCTTTGCCATGGGAGCATCCACACTGGGTGTAGGGTAGATTCAGAAGAAGAGACATGTATGCAGCTTATGCACGTAACTGAACGAATGGCAGAAATCATATCTGCATTAGCTGATTGCGTTACTGAAACTTCTGTATATTCAACATATGGCAATCACATGAGAACTATCCAGAACAAAAAAGACAGTAAGCATTCTGACAACATGGAACGTCTTGTACCGTGGTGGTTAAAGGAAAGATTAAGAGATCGTAATGATGTCACTATCGTTCCTGCTGATTGGTATGAGTTCATAAAACTTAACGTATGCGGCGTAAATATTGTGTGCACACATGGAGATTTAGAGAATTTCAAAAATTTTGGTGTTACAATGAATACAATTTTTACTAAGAAATTTGGTGAAACCATTGACTTAACTGTTATGGGTGATAAGCACCACTTAGAGGAATTTGAACAGTTAGGAATTGAAAGCGTTATCGTCAGATCTTTGTGTGGGTCTGAATCCTATGCAAATGAAAAAAGACTCTACTCTTCTGCTGGTCAAACGATGATGTTATTTAATCAGGAAGATGGTCGTGAAGCAACTTATAACATTATATTGAACTAAACATACATTTGATGGTGAATCGCTTGTGGCGGTTCTTTTTTATGTCTTAACAGAGAAAAATTGCGAATATGTGAGAAGAGTCCGCTATTAATGGCTTTCGGCTGTATTCCGATTTTGCCATATGAGATTAGATTGTATTTCTAACTCTCTATGGAGAGATTTGCTGGATAATTACCAGCCACTCTCCTTTTATAAGAAAATAAAAAATTCAAAAATAAAAGGAGAAATGAATGAACGAATTAAAAATTAATGGGAAACAGGATTTTATGGGAATTGAGATTCCGGTAGTGGCCGGAGGTTTCAGCAAGGACAAGCGGTGTTTGTCTGATAAGACGATTGCAAAAATTCATGGAGGCAAGGCTATTCATGTAAGAGAGAATATTAATAAAAATAGAATCCGATTTAAAACAGGTGTAGATGTCGTTGATTTAAAAGATATCGGCACCACCGATAACAATTTACTGTATGAATTAGGCTACACTAAAATGGAAATTGCAAAGGCAGAATGCATCTACATATTATCAGAACGTGGTTATGCAAAACTTATCAAAATTATGGATTCCGATCTTGCATGGGAGATACATGACAAGCTGATTGATGAATATTTTGAGATGCGGGAAGTAATTGACTCTGATGACATACTAAAATCAAAATACTTACTGGCAATCTACGATGGAGGACAAGCAGCCATTGTTGCAAGCAAAGAATTATCCCAGCTTGAAGTAAATGCTGCCACAGCTCCACTTCTGGAAACAATCGAAGAACAAAAACCAAAGGCAGACTTTCATGACACGGTGCGTTCATCAAATAATTCGATCTCTATTGGCACGTTTTCAGGTGTGGTACAGAACAATCCAAAATTGAAGAAGTTTGGCAGAAATAAAATGTTTGAATGGTTTCGTGAAAATGGTTATTTATGTACGTGCGGTGATCTAAAGAATAAACCTACTCAAGTCGCATTGTCCGGTGGATATATGGATTATGATGAGTATGTGACAGATAATGGTTATGGAAAATCAATAACTACATATAAACCATTGATTACGGGCAAGGGACAGATATATTTCACAAAAAAATTATTGCAAGAAATTGAATATTAAAACATACGGAGAGATTTATGATACTCTCCTATTTTATTACAAAAATATGATTATAAGGAGATTTTTTATATATGAACAAACCAGAATTAATTACTACTATCGTAAACAAAACAGGTTTACAGGTGAAAGAGACAGAAGCATTTTTAAAAGCACTTACAGAGGTTGTAACTGAGGAATTGGTAAAGGGTGAAAAGGTTCAGTTGGTTGGATTTGGTACATTTGAAGTTGCTGAAAGAGCTGCTAGAGAAGGTCGGAATCCTAAGACCGGCGAAACACTTCACATTGAAGCAACAAAAACGCCCAAATTTAAAGCTGGTAAAGCATTAAAACTTGCCGTTAACAGTTAGGGGGATTACTCATGTTTGACATTATTGTAAAAAACATCAACCTTACTGATGATGAAATCTCTATTCTGAAAGAAGTTCTTGAAGCTCGCCAGGATACATGCGTATCAATCGGTGAAACAATTACTATTGAAGGACTTCTGGAGAAGTTGGATTAACTACGAAATACATATTTTTATGTATAAATATAACACATAAAGGAGTGAATACACATGATTTATGATTACGAAAAAGAAGTGATTACATTTGAAAGCCCGGCAGAGGAAGTCGATTATAAGGCTCATATGGCTGAATATGGCCCCGGAACTGGCAAGGTACATCCTGACGATTGTGCTTATTGTGCAGCTCGTGGCTGGAAGACCTTCCCAGGAACCTCTTTTAAAGAAGAGTGTGCTAAGAGAAAAGCACAGCAGTAATTTAGGAAGTGTAGATGTAACAATCTACTCTTCTATTTTTGTATTGAATAGCGATTTTATTTGAAATCTGGAGCCATTGATGGCTCTTTTTATTTTGTAAAAAGGAGGTGGCATAATGCCAAAATCAAATACCACTGGCAAAGTGCCAGCCAATAAACAAAAAGGAAGCAAAACATGTACCTGCTGTCATGAAGAGAAAAAGCTTACGGACTTTTATGTCAGCTATAGTCCTCTTTATTCTATAGATAAACGAGTTCCTGTTTGCAAGGAATGCTGTAAATCAATGGCATTAAACAATGATGGTTCTGTAAATGAAATCAAATTGAACGAATTACTTCGATCCATCGATAAACCATACTACAAAGATTTAATTTTTTCATCGGAGAGATCTGTTAAAAAAGAAAACAGTTACATCAGCGATGATGAATTAAAACTTCATGGCATGGAAATATTACAAAAATATTTTACGCTCATTGCGATGAGACAGGATAAAGCTAAGTCATACTCTGATTCTGAAAAAGATGGGTTCATGCACCAAAATAACAATAGGATAAAACAAGAAAAAGAATTCGTTGAAAAAAACTATAACGATGTAAACACACAAATAAAAACCAATAAAAAAAAAGACATTATTGAGTTTACACCAACTCCTGAAATGATTGAATTATTTGGTGATGGATATGAAGATCCATTAATTTACAAAAAGATGTATGAAAAGTATGAGAAATTGAAACTCAATTACTCTCTTCAAACCAATTTGCATCAAGAAGCATTGGCTACATATGTCAGGTTTAAAGTACAGGAAGAAATATCAACCGCCGAAGGCGATGTAATAGCAGCAAAAAAATGGTATGACGCAGCCATGGGCGCAGCCGAATCGGCAAAGTTAACACCAAAACAATTAACTCAATCAGATTTACAGGGTGGTTTAAATAGCTTTTCCGAAATATTTAAGGCTGTTGAACAGGCTGTTGAGGTAATTCCTATATTGCCCAAATTTAAGTTCAGACCAAATGATGCATTAGATTTTAATATTTGGTGTTATGTAAATTATATTAGAGACTTACAGGGATTGCCATCTTGTGAGTACGAAGATGTATATAAATTTTACGACAAGAAAAAGCAGGAATATCTTGACCAATATGGTGACCCGTATGGAATTTTCGATGAAGATACTAGTGAAAAAAATAGAGATAGTATAAAGAAATTCATTACTCTTCCCAAAGATTATGAGGAAGGTGATGAGTAGTGACCAAAGAACAAATACTTAATCTACAAGATGAATCTATATTTGGAAAGAATATATATAAATACGTTGAGTTCTGTTCTTGGTGTAGGTGGTATCCTGATCTTTTTTTAGATTTAATTAAACCAGATTCTGGAGGGATAAATTTACACCCAGACCAAAGAACATACCTACGATGCATTATGAGATTCGTTAGTATGTATGGTGTGTTCCCTAGAGGTTGGGGAAAAACTTACGATGAAGTATTAGCGATGTACTTGGTATCAATATTTTTCCCTGGAATTGATTTAGCAATGACAGCCCAAACTAAGGAAAATGCTGCAGAACTATTAAAGGATAAGCATTATGAAATCATGCGTCATTTCCCAATGTTGGAAAATGAGCTTGAAAGAAAAGAGAAATTTTCTAAGGGTGACGCTGAGGTCAAATTCAAGTCCGATTCAAGAATTGATAATCTTGCCAATGCTCAAACCTCAAAGGGACAAAGAAGAAAAAGAATTAATATTGAGGAATCTGCACTTCTGAATGATGTAACCTTTCAGGACGCACTGAAACCAATTGTAGAAGTTCCAAGATATACTATTGGAAAACTCGGAGTCGTAGACCCTTGTGAATTAAACCAACAAATAAATTTTTTTACTACTTCGGGATTCAGAGGCAGTGATGAATTTCAACGAAGTATTCAAATGGTTGAAAATATGACCAATCTCGGAGGAGACATCGTATTAGGTTCTTCTTGGTTTTTAGCATGTTGGTATGGGCGCGGAAGTTCAAAAAGTCAGATATTAAAAAAGAAAAAGGAAATGTCACCGATTGCCTTTGCTCAAAACTATGAATCAAAATGGGTAGGTTCTTCCGATAACGCTCTTGTAAATATTAATAAATTAATGAGTTGTCGTTCTTTAACTTCTACACAAAAGGCTGCAAAATCAGATGACGAATTTTATCTGGGTGTTGACGTAGCTAGGTCTCAAAATACAAATAACAATCAATCGTCTGTATGTGTGGCTAAAGTTAAAAGAAATAAGGACAAGACAAAAATTGTTTCAGTTGATATTGTCACCATCATAAATATTCCAAATATCATGAATTTCACAGCGCAAGCTTGTATGATTAAGAAAATCAGAAAAAGATACAATGCATTGGCAGTAGTTATTGACGGTAATGGGCTTGGTGCGGGACTTGTTGATGAGTGCCTTAAAGAAAGTTTTGATCCAATTACCAACGAATCTCTCGGCTGCTGGAACACTATAAATGATGATAATACTCCTGAATTATTAGATGGGTCTGAACAAATATTATATAATTTAAAGGCTCAGTCTGTACAAAGTAAGGTTGTTACTAATTTTATAGACATGGTTGATAGTAATAAACTGCGACTGTTAGTATCCAAGCAATTAAATGAGTTTACAGTTGATGAACAAGATAATTTTGATGATGCTGTGGCCCCATTTATACAGACAGATTGCCTATTTGAAGAAATTGCAAATCTTAAACTAAAGCAACTCCCAACCGGTGGTCTGACCATTGAAAAGGTTGTAAAAAAATTAGACAAGGATAGGGTGTCGGCTCTGATCTATGTGTTGTGGTACATAAATGAGTTTTGTAGAGATCTATATTCTTCATCAGATTATGAATACGCCACACTAATCAATTAGAGAATGGAGGTGAAAAATGGCAGAAGAAATCAAGCGTGGTAGGGGGCGTCCACGAAAAACACAGCCTGTAGACAATGGGGAAATCTCCTCTCCTGTCACCAACAATAATCACGAATTTAATAGTTTTTCATCACGTGGAGTATCCGAATATATATTTGGTCTCGATATTTTTGAAATATATGAGTCAAAAGAAATATCCGCAATGATAAAAAGTCCAATGATACATAACGAGCAGTTAAGGAAACTGTCCAATCAACTCTATTCATCTAATGGATTGCTAACACAGTGTATCGACTATTGCACCGCCTTACCAACATTAGATAGTGTGGTGATACCAAGAGGTAAAAATAAGACAAAAAGGCATACCAATAAAAGGTTAATGGAATCCGCTTTAAGAAGTTTTCATCATAAAGAAATTATGAGAGATGCCCTATATAAATCAATGATTGATGGGGTATCTTTTTATTATTGTGCTTTTACTAATAGTACAAATGACAATAAGAAAACAATGAACGACTATGATGTCGAAAATATCCTTGAAATAAATGAGCTTGGTATAAACATGTCAGTTATTCCACTTCCAACCAATTATACAAAAATTGTGGGAAGAAAAAACTCTTCTTATGTTCTTGCGTTTAATTTAAGGTATTTTGAAGGATTAGATTCAAAAGAATTGGAAAGAAAGTTGCGTTTATATCCATCCGAAATCAGAGATGGTTGGACGAATTACAATAAACAAGACTCTTCATCAAATAATTGGCTTATCCTTGATAATTCGAAAACTATCGTTTCAAAAATTCGAAGTAAATTAGAGGAAGCATGGGGTCGCCCCTT